AATAAAACTCATGATTGTTTCCGCCAAGGCTTTTTAGCACCGTCTTTTGGTTTACCTTTAGCGGCCATTTCTGTTTTATATCCATTAAGGATAAACTCTAATCTATACTTATCAATCATAGGAGATTTTTCAATTGCTTTTTTTACCGCTTCCAGTTCCTTTCTTCTTTTATCCGAACATGATCGTTGAGTTTGTTTATGTACAATACCATATAGTTCATATTGCTGAGATAGGCTTAAGGGTTTGATTAACTCTCTAGCTTCTTGGTCGTAATTACGATCTTCTACCTTTTCTTCATATCGCCATTTGCTACTCATATTATAACTCGCTTTATTTAATTTATATGGACATTATAACATACTTTTGTCCGGATGTACACCTTTATTTGCTATAATTTGCCATTCTCATACAATTCTTTTGTCATTATAAAGTCGCGTACAAATCCACTTCGTACAATATCGTCCCATTTAAATTCAATATGCTCAAAGCGATTCATGTGTTCAATGATATTAATAAACTCTCTGATGCCATTCTTATCGTTATTACCTCTAAAGTCTGATTGGTAATAATCACCTGCCATTATAAATCGGCATCCTTCATCAAGTCTTGTGATGACTGAGCATAACTCGTGGTAGTTACAGTTCTGAGATTCATCGACTATGACAACCGCATTCTTAATTGTTAGACCTCTTATAAATGAAGTTGTTTGGAACTCTACTATCTTTTTAAACTTAGTTAGTTTGTCCCATGCCTCGTTGTCGTCGAATAAATCGTTAATGATTGCTCTATAAGGTGCAGTGTATGCGTCTTCCTTTTCTTCTTGTGTACCAGGTAGGAAACCCATATCCCTTGTTGGTACTGCTGATCGCACAATAACAACCTTTTCGTATTCTTTCTTTAACACAGCTTCGAGTGCTAGGTATAGAGAGATAAATGTTTTACCAGTACCAGCAGATCCATCTAAACACATATGATTACCAGAAGCAAAAGCCTCAAAAGCTTTCTTCTGATTATTAGTTAATGGAGCTAATTTAGCTAGGTGTTCTATTCTTAAAACTGAAGGCTTCTTACTCATTTGGTGTCAATCCGATGCCGATCCTGTGGAGGCATTCCGCTCTTAATTCTTTCTTGTACATCTTTCCATCCGCTGCCAGCCTTCGTTAATATGTCAGGGCCAGCTGAATAATTTAAAGATGCGACTTTGGTGTACACTCGATGCAGGTGTGTATTATCTAATAAAAACTGGTCATATTCAGATATCTTAACCATATGTTCTTCGATCTCATCAGTCTCGATATTTTTAAAATCATACAATGGCATAGTTGAACCACTCCGGTACGTTACGTTTAGTCCACTTCATTGCGAACCGCTCTTGTTTAGTTTGGTAAAATGCACGATATGACCTAACCGCATCCTCGAACATACACTCTGGATTAGAGCCCATCGCTAATCTGAAAGGAGATTTGCGATCAGTATATTCAATATTCTTTGGTGGATTTCTTAATACAGTTGCAAGCTTTGTTTCAGTAGCATGAACTTTACCATACCTATATGTATACTCATCACAAAGGGCAATGAAATGTTTATAGTGCCAATCGTAATTACTTGCATTTTCTCTAGACCAGACCGTACAAGGATGGTTCATATGTACAGCTTTGTATAGAATGTTTTCTTTGTAGCCATCAAGTTTCCAGTACTTAACAATACGCTTACCGGATTTAGATGGTCGCATTTCAATTGTACCATCAAGCATTCGATGCACTGTAGAGAGCATCTGGCCAGATTCTACAACCATTTTTGGAATGTGTTTATCGCACTGTAATTGTGCTGCTTTCACGGGATCATTGTCTAAAATAAATATATTCATAATGTATATTCTAATGTATATTTGAATGTATATTATATCACAGTTTGAGTAAAAAGTAAACCCCCTTTCGAGGGTTTACCTGAGTTTTTTTGCGGTTACCCTCCGGCGGCTAACATGTACCTAATTGTCTCGTCAATATACTCGGCTTTCCTTTGCATCTTATATGCTAGAGTTTCTTTACCTTTCTTCAATAAATTCTTACGATAGTGTAGTATCTCATTACGATCTTTTTTCAAACGTTCAATTTCTTGACAATTCATAAAAGCCTTCCTTATGTTAGTTATGAGTGTTATTACTATCATAATATAGCCTACTCTGCTATTAAATCAGGGAACGCTTCCCGACATAGCTTTTTGGTTATGCCAATGTAATTTAAAGATCTATCCTTTGCCTTACATAGCATTTCGGCTTCAGCTGGAGATACTGCTTCCAATAGCCGAATGAATTTGGACTCTCGTGTTGCTTGATTAATATCTTTTGACCATTTATTCTTAAAGAAGAATTTAAATTGGCTATCATGAGATGTAGCCAAAGTGGTTATTGGCTTTTCTGAAGGTGTATACGGCGGAGTTCCTTGTGGAACTAAACAGGTAATTGATTTATCAAAGTTCATTCTTAAAATGGTTCGCATGATCCTTGAATCGTTTTCCTTTAAAGCTTCGAGTCGAGCTTCTCGAGTGGTCAGCTTATTAATATCTTTTAAAATCTGTACTATAGTTTTATCCATTGTAAAATTCCTCTACTACTTCAATCAAATGTTTGCATCGTTTCTTAATAAGATAGTTTAGCACTTTCATTTTCATTGGCAGTTTTTGTGTGTTAAATGTATTTATAATTTTTTGATTTAGATCATCAGGTGTTTCTGTTAGATCAATCAGTTTTTTATTGCGTTGGTAATTGCGATAAATCTCTTCTGGCATAACCTCTCTTAATCTATCTGAAGACTCGATCCACTCGTCGATTCTGGTTTGACGTAATGGTGTCTGTTTGAGTGAGTCCACAAAAGTATTGTCTGCGGATAATATATTCGGGACACCGTCTCCAGTATCGCCACGCATAATATGATTCCACATATATGTGAGAGGGTTTTTGTCTGCAACCATTTTCTTTTGAATTGGAGAAAACTGTTTAACATTGTTAAACCTATGTAATTGAATAAAATCTTTATCTGAGGATACGATCATTACTGGTTCGTGCTGGCCGAACTCTTGTGTTTGTAGAGCAAGAGTACCAATAATATCATCAGCTTCTGCACCTTCAACTTGTATTACCTTATACGGAAAGTTCTCTCGTAACTCTTCTCGTATCGTATTAATAATTCTAAATACTTCCGGCCAATCCATATCAGATGAACTATCGCGCTTCTTTTTACGGTTTGCTTTATATGCTGGATATATTGTCTTTCGCCAATTGTTTGGACTATCAACACATATAACCATTTGGCCATATTCTTTTCGGTATCGTTTATTGTACATGCGAATACTGTTTAGAATCATATGCCTTATCATGTTTTCATCATTTAACTTCTGCACTATAATATTGCTTAGTGCTATCTGACTATAATCAAGTAATATCATTATCTTCTGGTTCACCCATTCTATCTTTTAGTTCTAATGCTTTTAGTTTAATATAGAAACTATCAGCATCCTTTTGTAACCTATGGTCAAGTCCTAAATATCTGACAAACATTGTATGCATAATATTAACTAACACGTGAGCATCTCTTGCTTCAGGATACTCTTCGTCTCTCATGTTAAAACCTTGCAACCAATCAATACCATCTTCTTCAATAAGTCGTTCTATCTCATCGCTCATTGTAAGAATCAGATGCTGCGCAACGTCTACAGCTTCGCATAGATATTCGTTAAGGATTTCTGTCTCATCCCTTGGCGTGTCTACTACTTTTCCCGAAGGAAACTCTATTATCTTTCCCATAATGTGTATATTATATCACACTCTCTGTTATTTGTACAGGGTTTTTATTGCATTACCACCAAGTTTTATTTGAATGATTCCATTATAATAGTCATCAGTTAGAAGAACACCTCGATCGAATTGTTCCTTAGCTTCTAAATAAGCACACTCTCCTCGAGTCCTACATAGATGAAGAATCTCTCGTGTAAATAGACCCTCACCATGTTTTTCTACATCTGCTTTTAAATGCTTGTTAGATCCATAATAAGTTTTCCAATCACTCTCAACTAATAAGCGTTGGCGACGTTTTCGTGTCTTAGTCTTAGGTTTAGTTTTCTTAAACCAGAAGAATTTCTTACCCACATACATTTGGCCTGTCTGAGTGTTTGTAATTAAATACACAAATCCATATAGTTCCTTTGGATCACACTCTTCAGGCAGTAAGTATTCTTCTTTGTTATAAACCCATTCCATTATTCGTTAAAATCTAGCTCAAGGTCTTCAGTGAGTTGCTGTTCTGCACCACAATAAGGGCAATGGATAGTTTTTGGTGGTTCGTCCTCAAATGTAATATCACATGTTGAAAAGCAGTTGATACATTCTAGTGAAACTTGGCCAGCTTGAAACATTAGCGCTCCTTAATTATCTTTGTTTTGAATCCAACGACTAAACTCTGGATAGCCACCAATTGGTGTATCATCTGAGCTAATCTGTGGTACAGACATTGCATTTGGAAATATTTCTAATAGATCTTCCTTAGTGTAATCAACACCAAGCTTTTTATACACATACTCAATGCCACCTTGTTCTGCAATATTCTTAGCCATATCGCAACGAGGGCATTGATCTTTTCCGTAAATATTAATCATAAACTTAAACCTTTTAGTACGTTATCGTCAACATCTTGTTTTACACCACCAACAACGTAAGAGCTAATTTCTGTTTCTTGTGGTGCTACTTGTACATCGCTTCCACCAATCCACTTCTGTGTCCATGGTAGAGGATTAGCCTGTGGTACAGTGTATGAGCAAGGAAGACTTAATGCTCTCATTCTTTTACAACCAATCCATTCTATATATTCTTTTAGAATAGCCTCATTTAAGCCAATCATTGAGCCATCTCTAAAGAGGTAATGTGCCCACTCTTTTTCTTGCTCGATTACTGATTCAAATAGTTTTACTACATCTGATTCCATTTCCTTTGCAATCTTAACAAAGTCTTTGTCTTCTAGTAATAGCTTCTTGATCATCATCGTAGTACCAGCAAGGTGAGTGTTCTCATCTCTTGCGATAAACTTAATAATCTTAGCATTACCTTCCATCTTCTTTAGCTCAGCAAATGCCCATGAACATGCAAAGGATACATAGAACCTAATACCTTCAAGAGCATTAGCACTCATTAAGCACATCCATATCGCTCTCTTATGATCCATCTTACTAATATCTTTATTCTCATTTGCTTCAATAAGAGTATCATAGTATTGTGCGATGTCCTTACCGCACTCGAGTATTTCCTTAACATCTAGCATTCCATCAAATACGAACGAAGGGTCTGGATAAATGTTACGGATAATATGTGTATACGATCGACTATGAATAGTTTCAAAGAACGACCAGGTTTCAATCCAGTTCTCTACTTCAGGTAAAGAACAGATGGGTAAAAATGCTAGGTTAGGCGCACGACCTTGTACAGAGTCGAGCAATATTTGTCTCTTGAGATTAGAAGTAAAGATATGCTTTTCATGCTCAGTTAATGCATTAAAGTCTTTCTTATCTTTAGAAATATCTACTTCTTCTGGACGCCAAAAGAATCCTAATTGCTTTTCTGTTACCTTATCAATTGCTGGATACTTTAGCTCATCAAATCTTTGAATATCAACCGCCTCATCAAGAAACATTTTCTTTGTTAAGTGTGATTTTCTATTCTTTTTCAATACTGTCATTTATATTCCCTTTATTAGATTTTGCACGATTCACAATCGTCTTCGTCGTAGTCTGACATTACATTAGCAGCATCATCAACAGCCGAAGGTAAGTCATCTTTCATTTCTCCAGCACCATCAAAGGTGTTGAAATAGTACAATTGCTTTAATCCAAACTTATATGCAGTAACCAAATCTTGTATCATAACTGACATTGGAATTTTATTATCTTCAAAGTGTTCAGGGTTATATGAAGTGTTGACCGATATTCCCTGGTCAATATACTTCTGTAGGATTGCACATATTTTTAGATAACCATCTGGTGATTTCTGATCCCATAAGAGATCGTACTTATTTTTTAGATGGTGGTAACCGGGTACAACTTGAGCGAGTACGCCATCCTTACTTTGCTTATATGAAACCAAAGCGCGAGGAGGTTCAATACCGTTTGTACTGTTACTAATTTGTGCGGATGTTTCTGCTGGCATTAATGCCATTAGAGTGCTATTACGAATACCTGTCTCTTTTAACTGAGACCGTAATGAATCCCAAGGTAGACGTTCGCTATGCTCTATTAAATTATCTACCGCACTCTTATATGTATCAATTGGAAGAGCTCCAGAGCCGTATTTTGTCTCATTATTTAAAGGAATTTTGCCTTTTTCTTTAGCAATATCTGCAGAAGCTTTAATGAGATAATAAGACCATGCCTCAGCATATTGATCAACCGTTTCAAATGCGCCTTCGTCGTATTTCATTCCACGTTTAGCTAAGAAGTATGCAAGGTTAATAACACCAATACCAAGTGGCCGACGATTCATTGTGCTACGTTCTGCCGCTTTAACTGGATAGTCTTGATAGTCTAATAGTTCATCAAGAGATCTCACAGCTAGATCACAATACTTCTCAAACTCAGATGGATCATTAATCAAACCCCAGTTAATTGCAGATAGAGTACAAAGAGAGATTTCACCTTCTTCATCGTCTGCTGAACTAAGAGGTTTAGTTGGTAGATCGATTTCACAACATAGGTTACTCATTTTAATTGGAGCAACCTTAGGATCGAATGAGCCATGATCGTTAGCATGATCAACATTCATTACGTATATTCTACCAGTGTCCTTACGTTCTGTTAGTAATGATTGGAATACTTCTAAAGCTGGTAAAGTTTTCTTACGGATAGAACGAGTCTTTTCGTACTTTTCATATAACTCTTTAAACTTATCTTGATCATCAAAGAATGATTCATATAAACCAGGAACATCGTTTGGATCAAAGAAGCTAATCTCACCGCCTGTAATTAGACGCTCATACATTAGCTTGTTTAGTTGGAAGGTATAATCCATGTGACGTACACGATTCTCTTCAGTACCTTTGTTGTTCTTCAATACAACTAGATCTTCAAACTCATAGTGCCAGATTGGTAGATAAACAGTAGCTGCACCACCGCGAACACCGCCTTGAGAGCATGACTTAACCGCTGATTGGAAGTACTTAAGGAATGGAATCAAACCTGTATGTACTACTGAACCATCACCAACTCTTGAACCTTCTGCTCTAATTGAACCAGCACCAATACCAATGCCAGCTTTCTTAGAGATATATTTTACGATACTGGTAGAAGTAGCATTAATACTATCAAGAGAATCGCCTGATTCAATAAGCACACAGCTTGAGAACTGGCGAGTCGGAGTTCTAACTCCTGCCATAATTGGAGTGGGTAACGAAATATAGAAGAGAGATATCGCATCATAGTAGTCCTTAACGTATTTTATTCTGGTTTCTTTTGGATAGTTAATAAAGAGCGTAGCAGCAACCATCATGTACAAGGTCTGAGGTGTTTCGTAATGTTGCTTTGTTTTACGATCTTGAACAAGATACTTACCACGGAATTGTTCCATACCAGCATAGGTAAACGAATCATCACGATCATGTTTGATATAAGCATCTAGCTCATCAATTTCTGTATGCTCGTATTGTTCCATAATAGAACCATCATATACTCCACGGCTTACATTCTCAATAATAATACGCTTAAGAGTCCATGGCGTATATTGACCATATACTTCTTTACGCAACTTATAAGAGATAAGTCGAGCAGCTACAAACTGATAATTTGGTGTGTGTTCTGAGATAAGCTCAGCTGCTGATTTAATTAACAGCTCATGAATATCGTAAGCAGGTATTTTATCATATAGCTGGATATTAGCTTTCAATTCAATCTCTGACATTGATACGCCAGCGATACCTTCAATTGCCCACTCTAAAACCTTGTGAACTTTTTCCAAGTCAAACTCTTGAGACGTGCCATCACGTTTGGTGACCTTTATAGACATAGTATTATTTCCAATCATTGCTTTATAATGGGTATATTATATCACAAATTAGTGTAAAAGTAAACAATTATTTTGATTTAATTCGTTTTTCTATCCAAATAGGCATTTCACCACTAGGTGCTATATTCTGCAACTCTGTAGTAAGATGTTTAGCCAACTCTTTTCGTACCGTTGGCAATGCCCATATAATACCAAGATCTTCTTCTAATGCGTCTAGGCGATCAGCTTGTAGAGGAAACTTCTTGCGAAACTTAGCATCTTTTTTAGCTACTTCGAGATCATACTTATCAGCAAAGTATTCCATATACTGATCGACCTTTTGTTGAAACCAGATGCCGCCTTTTGTATCTTGAAACCATTGGTAGAATGAACTACCAATGATGCTTGAAAGAATAGATTTTAATGCTAATACGCCTAACCAACTCATTTATGATTTCTCCTTTACTACTCGTGCTACGTTATTTACATAATTACCTATGCCATGATCTGTAAACATATCGAAGAATTTACCTTGCTTCCAGCCAGCCCAAATGCCACGGAACATGTCCTTAGTTTTTTGCCATGCACTTAAATCGCGAACGTTACCATAGGCGTTAAAGTAAATGCATTCACCATCATGTTTAAAGAACAATAATGCTGGTGGTACTTTACATACGATATCGTTATTATTAACAAAGCGATAGTGAGGGCAATCTAATGTGTTAACAAATTTAGCATTACCAACTCGTGGTGAACCAAACGTATATACTCCCTTGGCTTCGCATCGACTTGCTGCGATTGTTGCCATACCTCCACCGAGTGAATGGCCAGTGACATATACATCTCTTGGCTTTTGGCGTTGATCGTTTTTAATTAATTCTAATTTAAGATCGTCCCACAATTCATCTACTTCGTCCTGGAAGCCACTATGAACTCTACCACCTGCTTGAGCTTTACGCTTTAATACTTTTAAATCAGCCAACACATCATTTAGCTTTGAGGGTTCTGTGCCTCGGAATGCAAACCATAATGTTGTTGGACTATATGCTACTAATACTTCTGCACCATCTTTAGCAATCAATCGTGCCTTTGTGAATCCCATTGCTTTACTTGCTTTCTGACCTTTGGTTGCATTCATATAAGCAATTGCTGATAAATTTGCAGCAACCTCTGCTCTTTCCCATTTAGTCATTTCTTTTTTAATCTTTGTCATCTTCTTTTACCTTTATCTCTACCGCACCTGCGTCTTCGTCATTTATTGTTACGTTTCGGTAATATACTATCACTTCGCCTAATTGGTTAATATACCTTTTTAGTTCTTGTGTGTTGTATGCCATGTGCTTATAATCTTGTACACTCATAGCTACAAATACGATATCACCCCCATGCTTCTTTTTTATATCATTTATGAATCTATCTAAATATGTATGTCCTTCCGGATATAGATCTTCCTTTCCAAGCTTACAGTCTCTTTTTTTAGTCTCTGGATTCTTAATACATTCCTCAATGATAACCGCGTCAGAAACAACGTACCATTTAGGATCTTTAAGATTGAGTGGTCTGGGAAGAACTGGTTGTACTATATCTAGTTCAATAGGTTTTGTGATTACTTCTACTTCTCTTGGTCCTAATAACGAGCATGCACTAGTCGTTAAGAGTACTAATCCGAGCACTATCCTCTTCAATACCATTGAATACCTCCTTTGTTGCATTATTAAATCGAATTTGAATTAGGCCTGGTTTTGCACTTGCTAATTTGGCGATATTATGTCGCTCAAATATGTCAAGATATTCAGCCATTTCTACTTCGTACTGTTGGTTTTTGACCTGGAGACCGGTCAGTGCTTTAGAGGTTTTTTCTAGATTTTGTTTAACTGCTTCGATAGCAGCTTTTTGCTCAGCATCTCTTACCTCATATGCTGTATTGAGCCGTTGCAGCTCAATATTCTTATTATAGAGGAAGTATCCTCCTAAACCCATAATAACAATCACTCCAATCAATATTTTACTCATAATATTATTTCTCTAGTTTTTTAGATTCTCTCGCTTGTCGTTTAGCTATCATTCTTTCTACGAATTTACGGCCTTCACGAGTTCTGCCATCGTATAATGATTGTTCTTTCTTTTTCTTCTTTGGAAGAGTCGGTGTTAAATCTACATTCATTGTAGTTGTATCTTCAATGGCTGCATGCCACATATCTTTAAACGATTTCATCGTCTGATATCCTCATTTGTTATGTATACATCTAAACCAGTTTTGCTATGGTTTACTTTGTAAATATTTTGGTTAAATAAACGATCAGTTGGTTCTAAAAATTCATTTACTTTAACTTTATCCTTAGGGAAACCAATAATTTCGCCTGTAACCGGATGAGCAACTTCTTGTACTAATTGATATTCGCCAGGTTTTAATTTGCTATCTTCTTGGAACCAAGTAGCTTCTTCTAAACTTTCCAATTCTTCAGTATCTAAAAGCTCACTCATTACGTTTTTAATTTCTTCTTCACTTAGTTCAGTGTGCTCTTTAATAAGATATAGTGCAGCAGCATAAGAACCTAGTGTAGATTTACCACCAGGAACTTTGCCGATTAGTCGCTTAACATTAAATACTAGCCGATGAAAAATTGTATAAGCTGATTTTTCTTCTGGCGTCTGTAGATCTTTGCCCTTCTTAAGTACTGTACCATCTTTATCAATAATACCAAGCTTAAAGGCTTCCATTTTGTTCCAAGGCTTAGTTAACGTACGCAAAAACTTAAATGCGTATATTACGTCACCTGCTCTTGAAAGTAAACCCATTATATCTTCCTTAGTTTATCTACGATGAATGGATCTAATGGCACATGAACCTTTTCATCTATTGGTAAGTAATTTAGAAATACCAAAAATGGTTTGATGTAAGTCCAATGTTCTTCTTGTAACTTAAACCAAATCATTCTATTAGCAGCATCAATACCAAACACGTTGTATATTACAATGATATGATTGATAATCAATCGCTCTTGTAAATCACTGTCGGCTTCGTATCGACTTAGCAATCTTTTAAGATATCTAAATCTGTTTAAATCTTCTTTAAACTCTTCGACATCAGTACACTCCGGATTATTGTAGTGCTGCATGGCGAAGAGTTTAAAGTTTCGGTTTGTCAATTCGTCAAATATTTTCATCATGTATTATATATGATACTATAATATTAGGACTAACCCCCAAGCTCGTCGATTCTATCTTCAGCGTTATTGATCAACTCGTTGTAATACTCTTCTGTATCATCAAGCTTATCGTCTGACATTTTACCTTCTTTATTTTTCTTTTCGGCAGCTTTAATCTTTTCGATGTACCCTTTAATTTTGTCCTTCTCGTTTTTAATCTTTTGCTTAGGGTCAGCGTTGATTTTTGCACGCCTTGCGCCTGTTCCTTTAAGAGCATCTGTTGCTGCTGATTGCGCATCAGCCGCGGCTTTTTTCTTCTTGTCAGCGCCAGTTACTTTATCTTTTACTTTAGCTGCAGCCTTTTTAATTGAACCGATAAGACTTTCATCAACATCTGATTCGTTATCAGCGTTGTAGTTCTTATCTACATAATCAAAAAATTCTTTTTTCTTATCGCCTTCTAATTCAGCAGGTGATTTAACGCCGAATTTTTTTAGCGCAGCTGTAAAGAAAGCTCGATATTTCTTTTGCTTTTCAGACTCTTCATCTACTTCTTCTTCTTCTTCGTCTTCCTTAGCTTCTTTAACCACTGAACCATCTTCGTTTTCACCAGATTTTTTAACCTTATGCTTAGCTTTAAATTCCTTTTCGCCTTTAGCGATAGGTTCTGCAACTTCAGCTACATCTGGTTTTTCGTGAGTATAGCCTTTACCCTCAAGATCTTTATGTTCCGCTTCGTCCTTAGCTACTTTCTTTTCACCAGTTTCTGGGTGGAACATATCATGTGGATATTTAACTTCTTCTTTTTTCATTTTTTTCTTGCCGTAGCCTTCTAATACTTCTTGTGCAGCCTTAGCAATGCTTTGTGTTAAATCTTCGTTATACATTTTCTTTCTCCTATTGAATAAAAAGCATTCCTGATATTGCGGCCGCGGCTGCAGCTGTAATTATCCAGAATAGTTTGTTAATAACTTGTACGGTCTGGGCATTTTGCCTAACCAAATTTTCTAATCTATCAACTCTATTTATAAGAGTTAATATTTGCTCGCCTTGTTGCTTACCAAAATCTGTTAATGTAATGATCTTTTCTTCGGCGCGCGCTAGGGCAATAATAGCATCAGCCATGTGATCGATTTTTTGTTCAATCCTATCAAGACGTTGTGATTGTTCGTCTCTGTGTTCTTTAGCTGTTGTCATGTTTTATAACCCTACATTTGAGAGGAGTTACTCCTCTAATTAATCTGTGGTACTCTCCTTCAGGTATATCAAATACCATTCCCTTTTTAAGCAACCATGGTAGACATTTGTCTACTTGAAATTGCCATCCTTCTCCCTCTAAAACTTCAATCTCTCTATCTTCGGCATCTCTATGCCAAACATATTCTGCGTCGTCTATTTCTGGAAAGAACGTTCTTACGTCAGCGTCTTCCCAATAAGGTTTACCAAAAGTAAGATCCACCACCTTTAAGCCCCAAGTCCTTTGCGTATTTCGGTAACCGACAAGACCAATAACCCGGCTTCATTTTATCGTTTTTAGTATCACAGTTGTGACGTGATGCAAAGTTTGCTGCAGCACCTCTATCATTAATTTTAGATGATAGTCCACCTTTCTGATCGCCAAAGGTTATTTTTTTAACATTTCCTGTTTTTGGGTCTTTAACGTATACCACGTATTTTTTACCATCAGCACTATTGCGTGATGGGCTGCCAAGTTCAACTTCTCGGCCTTTATATTCCGCTTCATCAAGCTCAATCATTGGACTTTCCAATGGAACCATTGAACCTTCGTATAACGCAAATCCTTCTAAATGCTCTTTAAATGTTTTCATTATCCACCAAACTCGTGGCCTGCAACTCGCTTCATTTGTTTCTTAAACTCTGCGAAATCAGGCTTTGTTTTATACAACTTAATAGATATCTCAGGACGATCTTTACCTTTGATTCTCCACTCAAATCCTTTTTCTTTATGTTCAGGCTTGGTCGTCTTTACTACGCGACGTTTAAATCCTGCTTCCCAAGATTCTGATCCTTCTTCAATATGTTCTTTAAATGTTAACATATTACGCTTTCTCTATCATTTTTAGTTGTACAGCTTCCGTTGGCTTAATACCACGACCTTTCCAAACCTTAGGAGTAATAAGAACCCTTGGGCCTCTTAACTCTTTAACAGTGTAAAGCTCTTTAGCTTCTTGAGGAGAATCAGCATATTGCTTTTTAATGCGTACTGTATCGCCTTCCTTAACCGCTTCAGTTATGTACTGTGCAAATGGTATCATATTACTTATCGTCTATAATAATACCGAATGTATCTCTAATTTCGATTGTAGGGCCAGGACCAAATTTAGCGTCGCCACCGAGTAAGCCATCGAGAGTACCAGCTTCTGTGCTCTTATAAGAACCTTTCATAGCTTTAGTCATATTCTTAAGTTCTTTAGCATCAGTAGGACCTTGGATCATTACTACAAAATCATTGCTTAGAAGGTAATAATCTTGCTTTTCAGTAGAATAGCTTGGTTCTTTTACAAACTTACCAAACTTTTTACCTTTCATACCAGCAACAGTAATTGAACCATCTTCGAGTTTAGCTTTCTTTTCTGCCTTAGAGATATAATCGAGAACTAAAGCTGAACCTTTTTTAGAGCACCAATCGCCCCACATTTTGGTAAGCTTCTTTTCGTCTACCTGAGACATCTTAGCCTTTTCGACATGCTTTTTAAATGCTTGAGCTACCAAGTTACCTAGCTGAGACAATGAACCAGTCGGTCGGTATGCTTTTTCTTGCAACTCTGCTCTAATTTGTGTAAATTGTTTCATCGTTTTAAATCCTTTGTTTAAGTTTTAATTTATTTATTGTTGAAGAAATCCACTCTTACGTATTGGTTTACGTGTTCCACCGCCTAGCATATTTGGATTAGTTGCCAAATGCTTAGGCAGCTTACCAAGATCTATAAGTTTATGCAATTGGAATTGCAATGTTCTAATATCTACGCCAAATTCTCTTGCTGCTTTAGAGATACCCATAGAACCTTGTTTAGGGTTTTTCTTTCTCCAATCTAAATAGTATCGTAGAGCTTTTTGGTATACTTTATCCTTAAGGAATGGAATCTTTGTTGCTAGTGAAACGGGGATAGTAATTTCACCTAGCTCAATCATTTCTTCAGATGATTCCATTTTGTATAGCTTTTTAAGTCTTGCTACTTCAGCGTTAGCGGCTTTAGATCGTGCTTCTACGTCGTACCCGTTTTTCTTTAGTCCTTTAATAAGACGTTCACGAGCCGACGGTTTAGGCTTTTTTCTTCTAGCTTCCTCTACTGATTCATTCTTACCGATTAGTTTCCAACCTTGACGCTTCATCTTATCAGCAGTCTTACCGTCTACAGTACGCTGTTGTTTACCCTTTTTCATAACGTAAATTTCACGTCCTTCGTTAACCAATCGTAGAGTATCAGATACAACTTTATCCTTAGATAAGCCACGTTTCATAGCTTCGATCTTCTTAGTAGCACCAGTCATATCGCCTGCCATACTCATAGCAATCTTAACAGCAGCTGCTACCATATCAGGCGGAAATTTACCTTTATATTTTTCTCTGAGTTCTTTAAATGTCTTCATTAATCTCCCCTTACTTTTTTAGCAAGATCTGCGTCAGCCTTGCCCCAGGTTCCTGATGATTTTGTTGCGAATGAATTAACTCGAGCTAATCCCCATTGTGTAGGATTAGTTCCTGGTCTATGTGAAGAGCTCCAAGCTGCATATCCTCTATCGAATACTTTCTTAAGAATAGCATACGGCATGCCAGACTTATCAGCTTTTTTCTTCAGCGCATCTGTCACATCGGCCTTTTCTGTAATATTAAATTCTTCGAAAGTTAGTGTATTTTCACCATACATTTTTTTAAAGTTCTTAGTATGTTTACTCTCTGGTGAGTCTGATCTTGGCTTATCATGTGCAGCTTTTTGTTTGGCTGTCATTGATTTGTAATTTTTTGATTTAGCTTCGTTTGCTTCGCCTGGAGTAGCCTTTTTATATTTTTTTAATAGCTCAGGTGTTCCTACACCACAGCTTTTTTCAACTAATTCAACTTGGTCTAGCCAGACTTTCTTTGATTTATTTTCAAACTTAACAGTAAGATAATTAGCACCACAGGTAGTAATTTGGCCGATTTCTTTTGTTTCTTTTACTTGTACAGTATCGCCTTCAGTAAATAAATTACCTTCAATATAGTCTTCTCTTCTATCAGAAACCTTAGGTAATTCTACGTGTTTACGGAATGATTTTGTTTCTTTTAATCCCATTCCTTTACGTACAGCATTAAACAATTCTTTACTATCTTTGTAAGATGATGGCATTCCCTTGCTAAACAACTCCAAATCGTTATCAGCAGCAGCTACTCTTAACTTAGAGGCTGACATGCCAGAAACATCATCACTATCAGGATCTCTTTCGCCAGCAGATATTACTTTAATCTTGCTTTCAAATTGGTAGAACCCATGTCGTGCTTCTACTCCGTTGTACTTATTGAGTAGAATTTCAAATTCTTTTACTCTATCAGAGCCTGCAACCATAGTCATTTTAGTAAACCCCTGATCGTATAGCTTACGCGCTACGTCAATCACCGTACGCGTATCAGTGTCTGCCATAATATTTCTGGCATGCTTCGGAAACATCTTACGTAGGAATTTTACTTTATCTCTGAATGGAAGAGGATTCTTCTTAGAGTCTTCGGATTTAGAGGCATATATTCTATACATGCCACCTTTAGAAACTTTCTTTAATGTTTCAAATAATTTTTCATGCCCAGAAGTCGGTGGATTAAATCTACCAAACACAATGGTAACATCACCCTTTGCTTCTGTTACAAATTCACTAAACTTTTTAATCATTTTTTCCCGCACCGCCCTTTTTCTTAGCTCTATCAGCTGCCTTTACTTTTGGAAGAAGTTTCTTTGCAATTTTATTTATTGCATTCTTTTTCATGGCTAGCTTCTTTTCGACTTCATGCTTTTGTGCAAAGGATAAGTCGTCTTTAGAGCGACCTTTAAGAAGTTTATTAAGTAAAACTTTCCTTGCTTGCATTTGAGCTCGACTTTTAAGCTGATCAGGGGATGCGAGTTTCTTAGCCGCTTTCTTGCGGCCAAGCATAATTTTGGCTTTATTCTTTTTAAAGTTTACTTTGGCTTTCATACGCTGCACTGGTGTCAATGCTTCCAGCTGAGTATGGTCTTTAAAACTTAACATGCTTATCCTCGGTATCCCATTTAGTTGGGGTTATCCCAACCTTTTATAATATCTTTGCTAAAGTTGTTAGTAGAAAATTCCATTCTATCAACTAATTTAACAGCTCCACCGTCCATTCGATCTATAGCAACAAAACCTTCAGGGTTGGTTACTTTAAATCCGGATTTAGTCTTAACAAACGTCCCAATTTTGTTTAGTTTGTTTAGTTTATTTATAATGATTAATTTACTATCTACCACTAAATTCTGTAAATCAAAGATTAATTGTAAGTTTTTCAAGTTCTTTTTGTCAAAAAACGTTAATATTTCATCTCGTTTAGCAGCTTGTGCGTCCTTACCTTTCTGACTACTCCTTTTGTCAATCTGCTTTTGGTATCTAGCTTGAATAAATTTTATCATACCGTCAGCATGAGCTCGAGTATTAGTAATTTTTTGGCCTGCTCTTACCTTAGTGTTATTATAAACATTAATCATAAGATTAAGTTCTTTATTGTCTTCAATAGTCTTTAAAGTTGACGCTGAAATTTTTCTAAAGAGAGAACCTGCTGCTGACAGCTTAGCGTTTAAAGCTTCGGTTTCATCATCAGTTAAAGTTGCAGTACCTGATAGATCATCAAGGGTAGCGTCCTGCATCCATACATTAGATGATTGCTTTAACTTACTTGATATGTTACCGCCAAACTCAGCTCTCATAGATTCAAACGTTCCACCAGAATAACTAGTATGCCATACGATACCAACCTTAGCTTTAGATATTTGTCTTTCTATGGTTGATCCCTTTGGTACAGCATAAGCAATTGTATTAGGGTGAAAAACAACCATTCTCTGGCCGTCGATTGTTTCATTCTTTAGATCAGATGAATCAAACATAAAGTCACCTTGAATGACCCCTTTAATTCCTACACCCTTAAGATTATCAAATGCTATTTTTAATTTCTTAGATAGATCGCCAGAAGTATCTGCATCGATATCAGCATGAGACTTATAAATCTTTGGATTAGCGTTAAAGATACCCTTCTTTGCTACAAAGAATTGACCATCAGATGGATCTTCACCAGCAAAGATAGCAGGAGCTCCGTCCCACTTAACAGTCACGTCAACTGAAGAACTAGCACTACCTTTTAGCATATCACGTAAAGAACGTAATGCCATAATAGCTTGCCGTGCGCCAGAAACACCACCATCGATGATTAGATCTTCAAGGTGAGTCATGTGCGTATTTTTACTAGCTGCTTCCGATAAATAATTCTTTAACGATTTCATTAATATTCCTTATTTAAATAATGCTTTAAATTCTGACGTCATTTCAGCAGTAAAGTTTGGAGCTGCCCTGAAATTACCCTTATATCTTAACACAATATGTGCTATTTGTACAGTGCCAATCATCAAAGTAAACTTAAGATTTGCAGCACCGGCACCAGGATCGTATGCTTGTGTAGCGCCTGGAGTTAAAATCATTTTAGCATCACCTTTACTAAATAGATCGTCTATTAGAGATGAAGAAGATTCGATGTCCTTATATTCACCTGCCTCAACAACAACTCCTTTACGAGCTCCGTAATCACCAACACCAGTAACAAGCGCAAAGTCAAAGTTAACTTTCTTTAATTCTTTTAGATCTGATTTAAAAATTAATTGGATTAACTGATTAGCAATTAGATCACTATTATCATTAATGGTTTTAGCCATAGTTTTAAATAATGTTTTCTTACCTTTAAGTACTCTATTGACTAGATCATTCGGTATTCTTTGGATATATTGCTTCCAATTTTTAGAAGTCGGTCTGCTTTTCTTTAGCTCTTTTTGCATTTCAGGCGATAGAATTTTAAGCCTTTGTGCTACCTTAATGACATGAACATAGAATGCTCCGGCATCAGCATCAATTTGTGTTCTTAATTTATCAAACTTTCTATCAGCTAGAAGAGTGGTGAATGCTTTATTAATAAGAGTTGGATCACCTTCAGTAGATCTTCTCTTTTTCTTCAATGAAATACCACAGTAATTTGAACCTTTCTTAATAATAAAATCAGAAGAGTTAAAGTCTTTCATTCCATATTTAGTTCTTTGAAATTCTGTAACGTCGTCGTCCCATGCCTGGCCTGTAAGATAAAGCATATCAGCACCACCATAACCAGCTTTAATGATAGCATTTGCTGCGGATACAGCTTGACATAGATTAGAATAGTTACCCTCTAATGAATCTACTTGCCCCTGCTTATAGCCTTTAACCTTTCGCAGATTACCTTTTACTAATTCAATCAATGCATCCATTTCATCTGAGTTAGTAATGTTGTGTGCTCTAGGGAATAAACATAGAGCTGCAGTCATTAATTCATGTGGATCATCACCTAATGCACTTCGGCCACCTAATGGTCTAAGGTTAACATATACATATTTTTCTAAATCTTTATGGCCAAAAGCGTAGTCTTTTTCTTTACGAGCGGCGGGAACTTTATCCATCATTAGTTCTAAATCTGGATGTGCGTCAATGATATCTCTTGCAAGACCTGCAAACTTTTCACGATCTTTGTCAGGTGCTCTTTGACTAACGCCTAGTTTTCTTCCACTGTTTTTTCCAGGTCGTACATCTACTTCAATTTCTGTATTGATTGAGCCGATCTCATCGTCAATCTTAGAAAGAACAGACAATGCAAATGTGGTATCACTACCACTGTATTGCAAATCGTCTAAATCTTCAGGTAAAAAAGTTTTAAAGCCGCGCATTCTAAGTCCCTTACAAATAAGTTATTATTAATCTATTTATACTTTTTTGAAACTAAACTCTACGGTATATCCTTTTTGTTTAAATTGATTGTATGATTCCCATGCAGTTTTCTTAGAATCATAAAGGCATTGGGCGATTGTGGTATCGCCCTTGGTAACTTTAACTATCCAACTATCGAGCAGCATGGACATATACATCGATTCTTTCAGCGTGTCTTAGTGGAAGACATGAATCATAAGCTCTTGGACTACGACCATCAGCAATAGCAGCTGCTCTGCGTGGACCGCGTGGCATTAAGGAAACACGATATTTAGGTGTAACATCTTTCCAATCATCATAACCATGCTCACAGCGATATTGATTCATTGTATCAGTTTGCTTAGCCATTTTATTAACAGCTTTAATTGAATTTCTCAACAGTTCAATCTGTTGCATATCAGTAGCCGAATTTACATCAGCTGTAAAAATAAAAGAATTAGTTCTCATAATCAATACCTATATCACTTCCAACATTATTTTGATACCAGAATGATCTGGCTTCGTATTCATCACCGCCGAATAGATTAGAACACTCGAGGATAAACTCCTCGAGGCTCATAGTTTCAACTGAATCAAATAAAACGTCCTTTAGTTTACTCATAATTAAATCCCCGTCCATCTAACATCTTCTTCGTTGTAATTAAAGATGTTACCTCTAGCAAAGTTAGTAGCTGGTTTGTTGTAACCAGCAGCCATCAGCATATCACCAATTTGAAATGGTGAATTAGTTTTGTTATCGATTTTGGTTTTAGGGGATTTTTTGACGATGAATCCAGCTACCGAAGATCGGTCGCCACTTCTTCTTATAAGTTTGATATAGTTGCGACCTTCTTCAAAGGTGTAATGATCGCTATGAATTGTATGCTCAAAACGATCATGTAGCTGCTTTTCCATAATGGAGATAAGCTCTTGTGTCTTTTCAATTAAGTCTTTCATAATGTAAATATCCTTTGATTAATTTATGGTACTATTATATCAACATATACGGACTTTGTACAGGGCAACAAGAGACTAATCTCTTAAATTTGGTCTCAGCTTGGATCTTCAGATGCTACCGTGGTATAGATTCCATATAGTAAACCAGCCCAAGCTAGTAAGTTTGCAATACCACCAAATAAAATAACTGAACCACAGATGATCATAAGTGATGCACCGTCTAAAGTAGTTCTTTCACCGCTACGTTCTTTTAACCATTTTAACATAATATTCTCCTAGATTTTAAATTCAGCAAACGTGTCTTTATTCTCATTGTTACCCCACGTTGCTATTGGTTTGTCTGCCGCAGGATCCGATACAAGATCCTGTTGGGCAGACTCTTCTGCATCATATAATTTCATGCGGGAGCGATCAATACCGACTACGAATCTTTTGTACTTGGTAGGATCGTTATATCGGTTCTTTAGCTGTTTTACCATGATCTGGCCAAGTTCTTCAAGTTCCTCTGTAGATATAAGAGCGAACATTAAGTCTGCCGTAGCTGGTAAACCAAAAGATTCCGATGTATCTTCAAGTCCAACGTCAGTGTTACCAAAACCAGAACGTGTTGTCTGAGTAGCTGACATGATTGGAACATTGAACTCAACAGCAAGGCCTCGTAATTCTTCCGCGATAGCTTTGATGTAAGTGTAACTATTTATACTGCCACCCATAGCCTTCATGCGACTTGAGGCGCAGATGTTTAGGTAATCAATATAAATCATATCTGGTTTAAAGTTCTTCTTCATTTTAAGTTCGTTCAGAAGTGCTCTAAAGTGACCAGTATGTGCTGAGCCAGTTGGATATTCTTTGACGATTAGCTTACCAATACTTGCTTTAGCAATAGCAGCAATCTTGTCTTTGAATACTTTTTCTGGCACTCGTTCGAGTTGTTCAATAGGTAGATCCATTAGGTTAGCATCAATACGCTCAGCGATACGTTCTTCAGCCATTTCCATAGTAATGTATAGAACATTCTTACCTTGCTGTAGAATCGAAGCTGCACAATGACACATAAACAAAGATTTACCAACACCAGTACCAGCCAAAGCGATATTCAGTGTTTTATTGGGTAACCCACCTTTTGTAATTTTATTGAAGTAATCCAAGTCAAACGGTATACGATCTTCCTTTTTATTGTAAAATTCAAATCGTTCCGCTGAGTTGTCAATGTAATCATGACCAATAGCTTGATCAAAGGAAACACCGAGGGCTTCAGATAGAATCTCTGGAATAGCACCATCGGTTTTTTCTTTCTCGTTACCATCAATAATTTGAATTGATTCCATGATCGCGTTATAGACAGCACGATCACGGCACCATTTCTCAGACTCTTTAATTAGATACTCAGTATCGACATCAGTTTTCACAGCAATTTGATCTATCAGCTGATTAGCACTATTGAGTATTTCATCAGGTGCACTGATCTTACCTAGCTCAAGCTGTAAAACCTTTGATGTCGGAAGCTTATTCGTTTGTTGAACAAACTTCACGATCATGTCAAATACGGTCTTATGAGTACTTTCAAAATACTCAGGCTTAATGTAAGGTATTACTCTACGACAAAATTCTTCATTATTCAGTAGGTGATTCAGAATGTGTGTCGGTAGTTGGTTCGATATTTCCAATTTTTGCCTCTTTGTTTTCCAATGAATCTAATATAATAAAGTTTAATAGGTCACCAAGATAATCATTAAAATCTGAATTTGATTCCAGCTCTTCAATGTCATAATCTGCTGGATCTTGTATGGCGTAATTAAATGACATTGTAGCAGTGTCATTTTCTGTGTCTTCCTTGACTGTCACCTTTCCATAGACTACTACTACATTTTTCCATTTACCAGCTTTAAGCTTAACACCATAAAAATCACCAAATCCTGATGCGTCATTTTCTACTAGCGCATAATCTGCTGAGGTAATATTAAGCACCGCGCGCCTCTTCTTCAATTACTTCGTCAAGATCAATCTCTAACATTGGCTTATGGCCAATAGAATAGTAAGCTTTTAAGAACTCTTTAAAGTTAGTAGTTTCAAAGATTGGTTCCCAGAACTCAGCTGTTAGCGTATCCTTTTCGCGATACTTCTGATCCATCTGCTCACCTGTATTTTGGTCTACTTTAGCATACCAACCCATACTTGGTTTAGTAACATAACCACCGGCTAATCCAACTTCTAGTAAGCCAGAGTATTGCTCGATGCCACCGTCCCACGATACTGTAATGGGTACTTTAGATTTTTCTTTTACAAAGCGTGATTTTTCTACGTTGATCACAAAGTTATAGCCTTTGACTTCCTTGCCTTTCTTAACTTGTTGACGGCCAAGAATCCAGATGTTATCCGCACTATAGTAAATACCAGTACCACCAGATACGATAGCCTTAGGGAATAATCCAATCTCTTGATATGTATGATTGACTGCAAGCAATGGAATATTTCTCATTGTTAGATATGGTGTTACCATTCTAAACAAGCCTTTAAGTGCTTTAGCTCGAGACATATCTGCTACTGATTTCTCATCCTTAGCATCTTGCAATTCTTTCTTAGAAGCAAGGTTACCAATAGAATCGATTACGATAATGACTTTGTCTTTACGTTCAATTTCTTCAAGTTGGTTTACAAGATCAAACTTGAGTTGCTCAACGTCGACAATTGGTGTATGCAATACACGATTAGTATCAATGCCGAATGATTCGAAGTAAGATTGTGGTGAACCAAACTCTGAATCATAGAATAACAATACCGCGTCGTCATGCTCTTTAAGATATGCACCTGCCATCAACAAAGCAAACGAAGTCTTAAAGTGTTTACTTGGACCAGCAAGAACTGTAAGACCTGAGGTTAAACCACCATCGACATCGCCAGATAGCGCGATATTGATCATTGGTACATCAGTCTTTACCATATCTTTTTCTGTAAAGAATACTGAGTTTTTAAGTATTGCTGTACCCTTAACTCTACTATTCTTTTTTAATTTATCCATTACGGACATTATGATCTACTCCTCGGTTGTTCCCAACCAGTTTGTGCTAGTTGTCTTTCTTTCTTACGCCATCTAATGATGGATTCTGCTTTCTTTCTTTTCTTCTTCGAAGTTGGTTTTTCATAGAACTCTTTTTCTTTTGCTTTTTGCAAAGTACCAGCTCGTTCTACAGACTTCTTGAATTTTCTCATAGCCACTTCAAATGGCATTTCTTTTTTCTTGCCTTTGGCTGTTAAGTCTACGCTTGGCATATTTTCTCCTAGTTAATTAATGTGTTATTATATCACAGTTTCACTCGATTGTACATGGTTAAATGAGATATTTTGCTCTTTTTCTCTTTCATCTCGTTCGTACTGTGATCTGTATCCGTTGTTGATTTCTATGGCTTTAGCCAATAGGGTAAGTTTATCGCTGAACTTAGAAAAGGCGAGAGTATCTTTAGGGAAGCATGCTCCACCATATCCTTGTTTTCCATCAAACCCTGGAACTTTAGTATGTGAAATACTAACACGATCATCAGCACCTACTGCTTTAATTACCTTATTGAAGTTTACGTTACCATGTGCGTTACATGCGTCATATAGCTGGTTAAAGAAAGTTACTTTAGTTGCTAGGAAAGAATTAATAGCATACTTTACGAAACTTGCTTCTGCCTTACTTACATTGAATGATGGACATGGAGTACACAAACTATACTCTTGGTAATATCTTTCTAATAGTTCACATTGCTCTTCTTCGCCGCCAAAGATATGGAACTCTGGATTTACAAACTGTTCGCATGCAGATCGTTCGGTTAGAAACTCTGGATTGTATACGACATTTGTTTGTGAATACTTGTCAATTGTCGATGGAGTAATAGTCGATTTAATCACGACTAAACCAGATACATCAGATAAATCTGCCATTACCTCATCAAGAATAGCAGTGTTAATATCACCATCATCTTGCATAGGTGTAGGAACACAGATAAACGTAAGATCTGGATTCCAATTAGCTAATGCTTTCACATCTTCAGGTGTTGATCCATAATTAGGGTCTAGGATTTTCTTTTCTACTACTGGATTGCTAAATCCATAATCTACTGCTTTGCCAACGAAACCGTGGCCGATAACTGCTACTTTCATTTTAGTCCTCCAATATATGATGTTGTGGTTGCCATCCATGACTTAATAGCACCGTTGGGTTTGCACATGTATTTTCTCTCTCACCTGTTACCGCTTTAACTGGTAAATTGTTTCCAGGCCAGATTTTGTCAGCCATTTCTTTTACTGTAACCGGTTGTCCATTGCCGACATCGATTGCCTTTTCTGGTATCTTATCATAGTTATCTACACATAAAGCGATAGCTAAGCAAACGTCGTCAACATGAGTCCAATCCCTAGTATGCTCAGTAATGTAAGTTAATTTTGAATCTCGCTTCTGTAACATATCGTATAGCATATCCGTTCTACTATTTGGACCATAGACTGTATGGAATCTTAGTCCAATAGATCCATCAGGAGCTAAAGCCTCCATGGCGTACTTAGACGTCGCGTAAGGCGATAACCACCACTCGTATACTGATGATGATGACGCATATACTATAGGAACATTGTATTTTTTACACGACTCGAATAAATGCTTTGATGCTACAACATTTGTTTCCCAATATTCGTCAGGAATCTCGTGTGATAATCTAACACCTGCTAAAGCTGCAAGGTGTACTACCATATCATATTCACTTAAATCTATTCCTTTAGATTCGCGAATGTCTCCATTGAACTCTTCAATATCGTAGTCATCTTTATAAAGTTCTAAAAATCTTGATGCTATAAATCCTTTTCGGCCCAACCAAAGGCATTTAAAATTTGTTCCAGTTAATAATATTTTTTTCATAGAAAGTTCTCCAAGCTGTTTTCTGTTCGTTCGTAATCGTATTTTTGTGCTAAATTGTTTTGGAATAAGTATTTAGTATCGATCAAATCCCTTTGTTTATTTAGACAAGCTTGAACCTCTAGTGCCATATCTTTTGCAGTATAGAATGGAACGTTCTGGCAAATGTGATTATAGTTTTTCATTGGATCCACAACTTCAAGATCTGCAGGTAGACCCATAATAGCTTTACCTTCAGCAATTGAAAGATATCTATCTTCAACCGGATGCGCCACAACTTTAGGTAGATGAACCACGTATGCGCCAATATAGTTTACTGGAATGATTGTACCACGAAGCATAATGCCACCGCCTGATTCTAGCTTTTTATGCTTGCGTCTAGCCTTTGCAGCTTCTCGTTCAAACTGTGGGAATTGATCCATCCACTCTGCAATAGTGTTATGCTTAATTCCCATCTTAAGTAATCTAGATTCTACTGTTACTGATTTGTCTTCGTGAGCAACTGAGGCAGAATAGTCAGCATGAGTCATTCCGTTATTGACAACCTCTAGCATATAGCGATAATAAGCATCGTCTTTACTTGGAGTTTTCTTATTTAAAATCTCATGTTGGAACGAGGTATCTGCATTAAGAATTAACTCTTGAATAGTTGGACGTTCTTTCTTAATATAGTTAAACAGTGGAACACTATCGTTAAACTCGTCTTTTTTCCAGAAGAAAAAGAAAGTACGCTTACGGTATTGTGGGTTGCCGTGAAGCAAGCTTTTAGTTAGAAAGATAGAAAAATTATAACCATGCTCTTGACCAAGGTTGTAAAGTTTTTCTCTCATGAATCCACCAATCTTACCAGCTAGGCCTGGTGCGTTCTCACCCCATAGTACCTTTGGCTTAACTACTTTTAGTACGTACTCAGAGGATTTTTCCATCCATTGATTGTTTTGGTTTTCTTCACCGTGTGAATTGTGGTAAGTGCTTAAACCAGCACAAGGGCAAACTGAAGAAACAACATCAACGTTCTCCATCGTAACACCATCAGGCAATTCATCAAGAACATGATAGGGAATGTCATGCCCTTTGTTCTTATAATGCTTAATTAAATGTTGCTCATTGTCCATAAATCCAGAATAAGTCATTAAGTATTCTGGAGTCTTACCATACGCTTCGTCTGAAGCTAATATTTCACCACCAATTAGTGGTACAATTCCTGCGTGTCTCATCCGAAAAAACCCTCCAAGGATATCTCTTCTTTCTTTTTAATTGCATCCTTATAAGCTTTTGCCCATTGGATATGACATGTTATTCGCTCTTGGCCTTTCCACGGACCATTTGCGAGAGTCTTTGATTTTAGCTTAACGTAGTCTGGATACATTTCAGCTAGTTGAGTATGAACTTGATTGCTCAACTCAATTGTTCTATATTCTGAACAGCCACCAGTTGCGTTAGTATCTGATATCGATACTCTATAACGAGTTGTGATTCTATTAGCAAATCCTTGAGTGAGTAACTGTAGATTAGCATGGAAATCTTGTGAGGTTGGTAACTTATCCCATACAATGTTTCTTGGTAGATTCTTAGAATCAAAGTATGAGTTAGTCATAATACGCACGTTATTCTGTTGAGGCCAATATTTAAGATCTGGTACTACCCACGATGTAGAAAAGCCACCGTGATAGATTTGTTCATCATCACACCAACGATTGAAAGTCTCAAATGCATCATCAAACTCAGCGTCAGACATATCTCGTGTTTCCCATTTGGTATCAAGATGTTCTGGTGCTGGACCTTTGTACTTAAAATATTCCATATCGTCATCAAGCACCATATGACGTGTACCATAGAACGTATCCCATATCCATTGCCTGGTTGGTGATAATCCTTTGATTTCTGGTGGTAAGACTAATACCTTACTTCCATAAAGTGCTTTCATTTGTGCAGCTTCGTGTGGTTGAACAATAAAGCTGACGCGTTTTTGCCATTTCTCTGGTAGGTTATTATAAGTCTTTTGCTTGTTGATTCTACCTAAAGTTGGTATGATTAAATGTTCCATAATTATGCAATAAAGTCGTAAATGACTCCGGCCTCCATAAATAATTGTTTAGTTAATTCTGTAGATTTGATCCATTTTTCTGGTGTCGCTTCGTCTATAGCTGTTGTAACTACTCGCTTAACGCCTACTTGGATAATACCCTTGGCGCACTCTGAACAAACTGGCAAACCGTGGATATACATTGTAGAACCGTCTAGCGACGTTCCATTGTAGGTAGCATTATATATACAGTTCATTTCAGCGTGAACTACACGTTCGTATTTGCTTTCCTTATTACTATATAGTACTGCAGAATCATTGATCTTTCTAGGAAAACCATTATAGCCTTGAGCCAATACTTGCCCTTTTGAACCTACAGCAATTGCACCTACTTTTTTAGATGGATCTTTTGACCATGCTGCAATATGGCCAGCAAGATTTAGATATCGCTTATCCCATCGGTAATGTTTGCTTACGCCCCAATCATAAAATTCGCTCATAGTTTCACCAAGTCAAAGTGTCTGTCATAGACATGTAAGTTTTGTACTTGCCAAATAATCTGTCCTGGTTTGACATATGTACATTTATTTAGATCATCAGCTAATTGACACTGCACGTGTCGCTGCCACGCGTAATCATTGCGATAACCAAAGATTACATCGTTAGATCTCATTTGAACTACACAATCTAGCTTACCATCTCTTATATAGTAGGTCACAGAGTTAGTACAAATGAAGTCATTCTTGCCATTCTCATTGTAATCGGTCCATATAGACGGACGCTGATACACCATCGATGCGCGACGAGAGTCTGGGTTTTTGCATAGCTCATCAAGAACGTTTTGGTATTGATTACCATTACCTTTTGAATGGATTAGATAGCCATAGTTAGAATTAATCTCACCGTGTCGATTGCCAGTCATCTGCCAAGCCTGCGGTGGATCACGATCTACGTAGATATCATTGATATTAGTAGATTGGCTATCGTACCAATCCAACTCTGCTTTAATGTACTCTTCGTTAGGAGTACCAAAGATAGCTGGTTCGTCTGCGTAAAAAGATGCACCGATCAATTCAATAGTTTTACCACCATTACGATCAGTAGTAAAGTTTTCATTCTCTAGTTCATTGCGAAAGTAGGTGCGGATTTGATCAATTTCTAAGGTCATTACTTGCTCCGGTTAAGAAAATCTGTATCGTCAGACTGGCCTTCAATGCCACCACGAGCATAAGCAACTAAGAACGATGCATAGTTAATAAGATCTTTACCAGAGTCTTCAATAGATTCAAAGTTTGGATTGTACTCAGGGTCTGATTCCATAGCTTCAATTACGCTATATAGACGTAGGGTTTTAGCTTGAATAATATCAAGAATAGAAGCAACGCCGCGGGGGTAATAATCGGATTGCTTTATTCTGGAGTTTGGATTCTGGTAATCATTAGATTTTTTAGTTTGAAGTTCTGCACATTCTTGCAAGACTTTTAAAGATTCTTTCATAGGAATACTCCATAATTTAAAGGTATATTATACAACAATTAAGACTAAATGTACAGGGGTTTTTTAAATTAATTATGTACCGCCAAGATATGAGCCATATCGACAATTGCTGCAGCTTTATTGTCTACATCCACTGCCATTGCTTCTGGCCACTTTAAAAATACTCTGTCACCAGCTTTAAGATGAGTTGCCTCAGGACCTACTGCTAACACCAATCCAGGTTTTGCTGCTTTACTTACAGCACCTTGCAAAATAATACCACCTGCTGAGGTACTTTCTTGAGTTGCTTCTGTTACTAAAACTTTACTTCCAATCATTTCTAACATTATCTTTTTCCTATATTGAAAGCCATCCTTGGCCCTTAAAATTTATCCTTACACCTATGTTGGTTATTTCGAAGCTGTTTCTACACCGGTACTCTTTTTAAATTTCTTGGTGTATGATACGCCTCTGTAAGTTAGTTCTACAGTCATCGTATTATCCTCTTGTTCTGGATTTTACGATTCTTTTAACGCATGAACCAATGCGAGTCTCTATGTGGACTACCCAGTATTATTTATAGCGTATTTCTAAAGCAAAATTCAATTGCGCGTTCTGCTTCTTTGACCATATCGCGTTTACCATACCAGCTACCAGTTTGATTATCAAGATCTTGGCATATCCAAGCAATCTCTCGTGCAGTAATAGGATACCCTCGTTGCATTGCATTACCAGCTGTTGATACCATGATCTTATACATCTGTAAATACCAACCGCCGCCAGTAATTGCCTTATAGTCTTCCACTTGCTTTTTGTTTACAAATGGACAATCGGCAAAGCCAGTCCAACTATAGTTTGTGTTATTGAGCTGGTTCTTCTTATGCTCTAGCAATCCTTTCTTAATAGCTTCTGGTAGTCTATCAAAGAATGAATCTGATTTAACCACGTAGCGATGCTTTTCCATTAATACTTTTGGATCCATCAACTCACCATCATGCGTAAATATAAAGTTATACGCATCTTTGTATTTAGATGGCACATAGTACATACGGCTCAGATCTTTAGTTTGTGCGTCAGCAATATCGCCAATCTCTTTATTGAGTGCATGCCAAAAATGCTTGATTCTATCAGCCGGTACTTGTTCTGTTAATGGAAATACCAAACGAAACTTTGGATGCTCTTTAGTCGAGCTAGCAGTTGAATAACAAACGTACTTATAGTTAGAATACTTATCATGAATATTCTCAATTGATCCTTCATAATCATCAACATCAACAATGCCGAAGCCACCCCAAGCAGTTACGTTAGCGTTTGCTCGGGTGGTTCCGGTCTTATATGTAGCGGGTGAGATAAGGGGTGCATCAGTCTTCTTCTGATACCTCTCACCGTTTGCTAAACGATATAATACTTTTTCAAAGTCGTCAAAAGAATCGTAATCCATTCTCTTGACGGTTTTGTTATCATATATGCTATTAAATATCGTTAAAGAGACCATGGTTGCCACTGTGTGATGGATTTTCCCAACCTTCAGGCTTTACTAGATCTGGCAAACCGAGTGGATTAGGTCTGCTCTCCTTTACACCAATTACTTTTGCCATGTTTGCTTTATGTACAGCATCCCATGCTTTATAAGGATCAACCCCGAAAGCATCAAGAGAACCGATTGCAATAACACATACATCAATTAACCCATCGACGATTTCTTCAGCATCACGTGCATCAACTGCAATTGATGTTTCGTTAGCTTCTTCATAGAGAAACTTTAGACGAAAGTCTAGAAACTCTTTGAGTTTATCAGGGTTATTCTTAACCCATTCATGCACACCATACTTGGAATGCATTTCATTTATATCACTTACCCAGTCTTTGCTCATACTATAATTCCTGATGTTGATGGTGCAGCTGATGTATCGATTACAGAACTCTGGCCTTTGATCTGAGCAGCTAGTTCATCAACAGGTTCGGTTACAAACAGTACATGTTCATTCTTAATTGTTACGCCATTTTCAGCAACCTTGCAATATGGTTGGAATGGCATAAAGGCGATCTTGCCTTCACCACCTGGAATAAGAACATATGCTTCTTTTACTAGATATCCATCACGTGATTCTGTAATGTCGCCAAGTACTTCTTCGCCTGATACTAGTCTGATTAGTTTTACTTCTTTCATTGTTTTCTCCGTTATTAATATGGTCTATTATATCATACTTTTGGTTAAATGTAAACCCCTTAGCCAAAAAAATCTTCCAAAGATTGCACTTCTTCTGTCGACCAACCAACTGCTTTGAATATTGGTTCAACTGGCTGGAGGAATGTTTTCTGGAATTGAGTTTCATAGTCAATGTATTTATCCAATGCAAACTCTTTTGGCAAATACTGGTTAAATCCAATCACATTTTCTTTGATTGGGTTAGGAACTTTGAGATAGATAAACTTAATCTTCTCGCCATTTTTAATTGGTTCATATCGTTTAGTTAGCGAATGAACTTTGAGCTGACGATTATGCATCAACGCAGCGCGAACATGGATTGGAGTACCTTTACGATAAATTGTAGCGCTATCTGCATATTCATTAACTTTAGATACACCACGAGGGAATGCAACTTCGTGTGCTGGTAAAGAACAAAAGTATTCTTTGAATTGCTGTACTGCCATCTGTGTATCACGTTCGTTACCTTTCATGATAACTTTGAATAGAGCCTTGAGTGCGTCACGGCATGGTGCTGGTGTTGAAGATTTGATGGCCTCAATGCCCATGATTTTTAGTTTAGGTTCTTTGTATCGCACACCTTCGTTATCGTGTACATTTAGAATGTATCGTTTCTTAGCTGTCCATATGCCACGATCTGCGATAGCTTCTCGTTTCATAACCATTCTGTTTTCAATACCACCCATGCGCTTGTATAACTCGTCATAAGCATCTTTG